CATCTATCATCTCCCCTTTTAAATTTATAATTTCCTCGAAGGCTTCAATTGCTCCTTGGATATGTGCATTTTCTAACGCGCAAGCGGTCGCGGTTTTAATATTTCCATTGATATCGCGGGGAATGTAGCGGGGTTTTGATTTGTAGGTTTCAATTGCATCCTTGACTGTATCGAAATAGTACTTTGATACGGGACTACTAAACCATTCCTGTATTTGGCTCTGGGTTATTTCCATTATTTTGACCTCTGTCAATATTTACTAGCTCAGCCTCGCGCTTTGCTTTCTCTATATCTAACTCTGTTCCCACAATACTTGTGGCGTTCTTAGTGGCTTCTGTCTCTGCCTGTTCTATAGTCAGCTCTGTTTTAGCTCTCTCTGTTCCTGTTTTGGCTATAGTCAGCCCTGTTTCTGCTTGTGTCTTCATTAGATTAGCCTGAGCCTCTAGCACTCTAGCTTTAGCCTTTAGCTCCTCTGCACGACCTAGCGCCGCCTGAGCCTCTAAAGGAACTACAACTTGCATTTCTTGTAGTTGTTTTTGTCGTTCTTGCTCTTTCTGAGCCGCTAGTTGCTGCTCTTCTGTAAGCTCTGGATAAATCTGCTCTAAATTCTCACTACCAATAGCCTCTAAATACGACTCTACAACCTCTTTAGCATTGCCTCCGGTTTGTTCTATTTGAGGCATGACGGATAATTCTGCCTGGGCCTTTTGTATTCTTTGTATTTTGCTGCTGTTCCTTGGGTTTGCGCTCGGTACAATATCCATATCTTGAGTATTGAAATCGACAAAAGGATTTGCTTCTTGGTCATCAACCAAAATCATATATTGCTCTGGGTCCATAAATTTTGCATTTAAACGATACCAAATGGAAAATTCCTTGCACATCGAGCGATACATTCTAAGAATTATAGCCCCAACCGACTGCTGTTGTTCATGCACTAAGCTTAGTGTAGTAGCCGCCGGCGTATTAGTGCCAAGAACTGAGCCTAGATCAGTAGTTGATGATAATCTTTGAGCCTCATTCATTAAACCTTGATTTAGATTTAACAGCGTTCCCGAAGGTTCTTTGAAAGGAACAGGTAAAATCCCAGTTTGCAACTCTTGGGCGCTTAAATTGGTTTGGTGCCAAGTACCGGGCCCCATCTTCATATCGCCCATTTTTTTTCTAAATCCCTTTGCAAGCCAACCTGTCTGCAAGTTTGCTAATGTTCCAGCGTCAAGCAGTTGGTTTGTGGTGGTATTTATTCCTTGAGCATAAGAGCCTAAAAGATGGAAATAACCAACGCTCAAAAACTCTGATTGTGGGTTAGTTAAGAATGAATAACTGACTAGATTCTCATCTCTTGAAATTTTAACTATGATTCGTTTCTTTTCTGGTTCAATTAATTGTATTTCTTCATTTTCATCAAGTACAAAATCACCATTCTCATCTTTTAAAATGAGCTTATCGACTGATAAAGTTACCCCATCATCATCACGAACAAATATACCATCTAATGATATTTGCGATTTAATCCTCATTACAGTGCCAGATGCCGCGTGTACAGTTACAATATACGGCTCTTGATAACCATCACCATCAAGATCAAGCAATGTTTGCTGTTCAAAGAATTCTGTTAAATCATCTTCTGATGCTGTTTTTTCTATACTATCGTCATTAGAAGTGGACAAAGCCCCAAACTCTATATCTATATCCCGCCAAATACCGGAATTGATCATTTCTACAATCTCATTCGGCGTTTTAAATACTTTTTGAGTAAACCTTAATGCACTATCTAATGTTTTTGTTGCTTGATTGATAGCAAAGTTAGGATAGCTTATTACCTCTGATACATTATGACCTAGCGAGGCATCAAATAGCGTTTTCTTAAAAATATGTCCTTGGTCTGCTACGTTGTAAAGTAGCTTTTCTTGCTCTTCTACCCAACTTGCAGCTTCTACAGTTAATTGCCAATTCATTACTGTTTCGACACGCTCCACCCTATCAGCTTTGGCATCATCTGGGTCTTTTCCTATTACTTTAGCTTTAACTAGATTGCTAGTAGCAAGCAACTCTTCCGATGCTCTATCACCAAATTTAATTCTTGCCTCGATTAGCAATGGTGTTTTATGATTCGCTGCTCCTTGCCACGGCTCACTCCTTGAACCTTTCGCAGGTTTGATTAACTCTAAACCTTTATCAATATCCTCTTTCCATTCATCCATTGAAGCCCAATCAACATCAAATCCCTTTATGACATCTTGACCGATCATCATTAGCTCATTCTCACCGCCCTGCTTTTTAGCGATGGTATCAGCTATATTGACTGTCTTGATTAGTTTTAGGAGTTTTTTAATAGCCATTATGCAGCTTGAACCACCTTATTGTAGAGAGTGTCAAACAACTCTTCAGTAATTACATTTCCAGAATCAATCATTTCTCTTTCTTGCTCGGTTAACGGCTCCATTAATTCAATCAGTCGCAGCATTTTATTCTTTTCATCTTCAGTAAGGGCGTTCCCAATTAGTTTGCTTTCTTTGTCATAATCACCAGCTAATAATGAAGATTTGCAATATTCAAGATGGCCATCCTCGTAATTACCATCTTCTAAAATAATATGCAAAGCCGATCCGTTGAGAAATTCTTTGTTCACCCATTTTATAAGTGAGCGCAATTCAGACAGCCCTATTATCTTATCGATATCATTAAAAATATTATCATTTAAAAATTTAGTTAACGATTTTGTCTTATCCATTAATAGCCGCCCGAATTAGATTCTCTATAATCATCTTCTTGGTATTCTTCTGAATCAATATCACATTTCATAATTGCATGTCTTCGCATCATATACGCATATCGAGTAGCACTCAACAAATCATCTTGAATTTTAACGATTTTTCCATTGTCGTCACGATGATAATTAAGCTTTTCAGCAAACCATTCATGCAAATAATCAAATACTCTAAACTTTCCAAGCTCCATAAGTCGGTAAATTTCAACTATGCCAGCCTCTACCCCATTTCCCCCATCTGGCCATGTCGCGTGATCATGCAGCATTTCCCAACCAGCCTCCTCATAATAAGCCCTTTGCTCTTTGCCTGATCCTTTTTCAGTTTGCAAACCATCATGAGGCCATGCGGTAGGTACGCCTTCAGCCCATTCTTTAGTTGCTCCCCAAGCAACTTCAGGAATAGCTTTTGATTTCTTCCAAGCTCTAGCTAATACGAAAGTATCCGTATCCTTATCCCACCATAGCTGAATGTGGGCCTGTGGATGATCCCATCCAAAATCCATCCCGTTGATAACATACCAGTGAGCAGGGCATTCAAAAGGATTGCACTTGATTGAATTATCACCAATATCAAAGATAAGCCCCGCCCCCATTAACGGTAAGCCTTTAGTTCTCATATCCCGTTGCCATTCTGGGTAAATAGATAGTAAAGCCTCTTTCATGTCATCCGTTAAATGTGGAGCATCATCCCAAGTAGCCCTTTGCATATACTCATACTCGGTAGGATTGTCCATAAACTTAACAACTACCTCTGTTCGTCCATTCTCTGGGGTAAATGTCATAATACCTCTACCACCCAAACCACCATCACCATTAGCTGTTCGGGTTTGGACCTGTGGAATAATATTTTTATCTTTGGGCTCTTCGTCAATGTGATACCAATCAATAACATCTCCCATTAGGGCATGTTGCCCCTGAGAATATGACCAAAATTTTACAGTGGATACCTTGCCTGTAGAGTGTTTTACCCGGACCTCTCTCATTGCTCCCGTAGTTCCTGACATGGTTTTATGATCTACAATCCTTGACGATGGTATTAATCCCCCCTCAAATGATCCGTTTACAAACCTACCAAACAATGGATTTTGCAATAAATCTCTAGTCTTCTCACCTGAAAAGCCCAATATCCATATAACAGGGGCCTTTTCAAATATATGCCCATCCCAATCTTCGGGATAATCACCAAGAGCATGAAAGGCATCAATGGTGGTTCCTGTTCGGGTCTTTCCTACTTGGTTTGCCGCCATAAGCAAGCAAGCTCTAAACGTGGCTGTAGCAGCATTAAAATGGTGCTGCCAATCATAAAGTGTGTCGTACTGATCAATGTGAACAACTTGCCTCGCTCGGCGTTCCTTTTCCTTAAGGAGCTCTATTTTTTTGATTTTGTCTGCTTTACTAAGCGGCATCTAATCTGGCCAACTCTTCATCAAGTTCATCATCTTCTAAATGCTCATATTTATGGACGACAGTGCCGCTAACCTCGCGTTTTTCCTTCCAATTTTCATTATCTCGGTTGTTTAAGTAATACTTTAAGGCAGGAACATCACCCCCGGCAGCCTCTTTAAACAAAGCGCTTGTGGCTGTTGCAATTCCTTTGGACTGACCTATGCGTATCGCGTCAGAAAACTCAGAAAACTCTTTTTTCTTTTCGTTTAAAGTTTGATAGCAAATACCGAGAACATCAGCAATTTGGTACAGCGCAAGCCCTTGTGCCGCAAGCTTCTCAGCCTTTGCAAGCACTTCAGGGGTAATCTCAAATTTAGGCCGACCGCCCTTGTTTGGTGCCTTTTTGGTCGTTTTCTTAGCTGCAGCCTTCTTAGTGGTTTTCTTAGCCTTTTTCTTGACTGTTTTTTTTGCAGCTTTAACTGGCTTTTTCGAGCTCTTCTTCTTAGTCGCCATCGTCCGCGCCCCCTGATTCTTTATAAGTTTTACCAGTTGACTCTAGGGTAGCTTCTTTACCTGTGAAGTCTTGCCAGCGTTTAATTATTACATCGCAGAAGGTTTCATCTAATTCCATCATCCTACATTCTTTATGATTTCTTTCGCAGCTAATCATTGTCGAACCAGACCCACCAAAACTATCATAAACCAACTTTTTATCTGGCTGATCAATCATAGCCATATCTATAAGTTCTACAGGCTTCATTGTCGGATGCAGGGTGTTTCTCTGACGCTTCATTTTCCATATATCGCCCAATACGGTTATTGGGTCTTTGGGGGGTTCTGGAACGTCATCTGGGTCGGTTAATCCTTCACCCGGCTCAGTAACAAATAATCCATCAATGAAATCATCATCAAAACCAAGTAAATCAATATCGAATTCAGCCAGCTTAAGCTCTTCAATCTCGGTTTTTAATAAATCTAAGTCCCAGCCTGCATTTAGAGCAAGTTGGTTGTCTGCAATAACAAGGGCCTTAACCTGATCATCGGTTAAACCTGCTAGACTAATAGTTGGCAAATCTTCTAAACCCACTAACTTAGCGGCTTCTAGCCTGCCATGACCAGCAATAATTTGCTGTTTCTTGATTAGTATAGGATTCGTAAAACCAAACTCGCTTATTGAGTTGGCTATTTGTTGAATTTGCTCTTTAGAATGCGTTCTCGAATTCTTTTTGTATCTCTTCAGTGTGCCTATTTTCTTATAGACAATTTCTAATTCAGGCATCTCTATTTTGCCTCTCTCTCGCAGTACGAGCATTGCATTCTTTTTTGCTTACGCTTCTTGTAAACATCCGTTATTTTATATTTATGGCCGCATTCTAATACAATGCATTGAGTAGTTTTTCTTCTTATTGTCTGTGATTTTGTATTTTTAGTTGTAGACTCTTTTAATATAACTTCTTCTACTACAAAATCCTCACCGACTACTTTTTTTAAATCAGGCATCTCTATACCTTTTGTTTGATTACCCTCTAAGGGTTTAGGGCTTATCCCTATGTTTATTCTAGCACGTTTTGATAAAAGTTAAA